GCCAATTATAAACGCAGCATTAACTGGTATAAATGCCGTTATTCGCGGATTAAATCTAATTAAATCTGGGCCTGATATCAAAACAATACCTAAGGTAGATTTTGATGCAGGAACAAAATCGTCAAACACAGTCGCAGCCGCGTCTTTGCCATTTGGTGTCGTTATAACTCCAAAGGTCACAACTACGCCATCAGTAACAATTACTCCAGTCACACCTGCAAAACCTAATGTGGTTAGTCCTTCCGTTTCGTCACCATCATTGGTTACTGCGCCATCAACGATAGTTCCAAGCGGTAAAGCCATCCCTTCAAATTTTGATGTAGCAGCAGCCAGACGCGGAGAAGAACGCGGAGAAGAACGCGGCAATGTAATTATCAATGTCAATGCGCCAAGCGCGATAGATGAAGAAGGATTCACTAGGGCCGTAGTCTTAGCTCTAAACAATAGTAATGCTCGCAACGGCGGTGGGGGCGCTATTCTTGGTGGCCTAGTAGCAGAATGACCCTTTGGAATCCAGTTTATAGAGTTAAGGTTGATGGTGTTACAGTCACTAGCGCAACCCTTAGCGGCTTAACTATTACCTCGGGTCGCACCGATATTTACTCTCAGCCAATTGCTGGATATTGCAATTTAACCTTGATTGAAACTGCCGAGGCAGCAATTCCGTATGAGATTAACGATGCAGTTACAATAGAAGTTAAAGACTCTACTGGCGGTTATGTTAATCTCTTTGGCGGCTTTATTACTGACTTAGGTATTACAGTCCAAACTTCAGGATCAACAGCTACGAGCCAGCAGATTAGAATCGTTGCAGTAGGAGCTTTAGCGCGACTTGCTAGGGCAGTTTATACTGGCAACTTTGCCCATCAATTTGATGGAGACCGCATTGAGGAATTGCTTAGCGGCGTATTATTTGACCAATGGAATGAAGTGCCAGCGGCAGAGGCTTGGAACGATTATGACGCAACTACTCAATGGCAGGATGCAGAAAATAGCGGACTAGGCGAGATAGACACTCCTGGCGATTATGAGTTGCACTCAGAGACTGGACTCAATGACACAGTTTATAATTTAGCTTCTAGGTATGCCACTAGCGGACTGGGTTATTTATATGAAGATGCTCAAGGCCGAATTGGTTATGCCGATTCGACACACCGCGGCCAATACCTGGCGACTAACGGCTATGTTGATCTTGATGGCAATCACGCCATTGGCCCAGCCCTTTCCATAGTCAAGCGCGCTGGGGATGTCCGCAATGCAATAACAGTCGGCTATGGGACTGGCAGCGCATCGGTATCTGATGAGGATGCAGCCTCTATATCGCTTTACGGCCAATTAGCTACCACAATATCTACAACCCTTAGGCACAGTCACGATGCCGCTGACCAAGCAGCTTTCTATCTACTTATTCGCGCTTATCCTCAATTTGCCCTACGGCAGATAACCTTTACTACGGCTAATCCAGAAATTGACAATGCCGACCGAGATAGCCTTCTAAATGTATTTATGGGTATGCCGTTAAATATTACTAATCTGCCAAGCAATATGACCAATGGCGAGTTCCAAGGGTTTGTCGAGGGTTGGACTTGGACTGCGAGTCTTAACCGCCTAGACCTGACAATGAATCTATCGCCTATAGCTTTCAGCCTGCAAGCCTTCCGTTGGAACTCAGTCCCAGCGGTAGAGAGTTGGAATACAATAAACCCATTACTGGAATGGTATAACGCTACAATTGTGGCATAGGAGACTAAATGGCAACGACTACTAATTACGGCTGGGACACTCCTGACGATACTGATCTCGTCAAGGATGGCGCGGCTGCAATTCGCACATTGGGAAGCTCAATCGATACAACGACAAAGAACTTAAACCCACAGACAACTACTGGCGCACTTGCTTATAGATCAGCAACCGCCAATGTAAATACTGCTTTACCTATTGGAACTGCCAATCAAGTATTGCGAGTCAATTCTGGTGGGACAGCTCCTGAATGGGCAACAACTGCAGACCAGACGCCGCTTACAACTAAGGGCGATTTATTTGGATTTGATACCGCTGACGCAAGAATCCCCATTGGAACTAACGGGCATATTCTTACAGCTGACTCCACACAAAGTCTTGGACTCAAGTGGGCTGCACCTGCTGGTGGTGATTTTGTCCGTATTACTTCACAAAGTTTTAGCGCAGCAGCAACAGTAAATGTAAATGATGTATTTAGTAGCACTTACAAAAATTACAAGATTTATATGAATTTAGCTCATTCTACTGGAGCAGTAAATTTTAGTTATAGATTCAGAGTTTCTGGTTCCGATGATACTAATACTAATTATGGTTATCAATTTATAAGTGCCAGCAACACAACTGTTTCGGCAAACCGAGCCAATTCAAACAATAGTGGAACTTTACCTGACATTACGAATATTAATAGTAATATTGATTTAACAGTATTTTCACCACAAAAAACTCAATTAACTTATATTTGGGCTGATGGTAATTATGGCGCTGGAACAAATTATATCCAAACTTGGGCTTCATCATTTAATGCTACTACTTCTTTTACTGGTATTACTTTTTTTGTTGGCTCTGGAACTATTACTGGAACCCTTGAAGTCTATGGAATAAAGGATGCATAATGAAAATAGTTGAAATAGATGGATTGACAGATACAGCCATTGAAAGACAAGCAACGCCAGAAGAAATCGCACAAAGAGAAGCAGATTTTGCTGCGATTACACAGGCTAAAGAAAAAGAGCAAGAAGAATTAGCCGCTAAAGAAGCAGCGCGACAGGCAGTTTTGACCAAACTTGGACTTACTCTTGAAGAAGTTGAAGCCCTAATAGGTTAAGCACAATCCCTCAAGATAATGAATAGACTATGTGCAGCTGGCGTCCAACTTCGAGAGCAAATCGATGACGATTATCCTGATCGCGATAGGAAGTCTGACGGCTGGATTGCTGATGCTAGGCACATTGCGAAAGGCAATTCTGACCATATACCAGTCGATGGAATCGTTAGAGCTATAGATATTGATTCTGACCTATCAGCACATAAGGAAGAAGCTTATGCGCTGGTCGAGAAGATTCGTAAGTGCGCCAAGAGAGGCGATAAGCGCATTAAATATATTATCTACGATGGCAAGATTATGAGCCCAATACTCGGCTGGAAGCGGCGTAAATACTCAGGCCCTAATCCTCATCGTTCTCATTTCCATATTAGCTTTACAACTTTGGGAGACAAAGACAGCAGTTACTTTGACCTAGAAGGAGACAAGAATGAGCGACCTAAAAAAGATGGCAGAAAGCTGGGCCAAGACATTCCTAGCGACAGCACTAGCGACTTACCTAGCGGTGGGATTCGACCTAAATGCGATTGCAAATGCCGCTCTAGTGTCAGTCTTGCCTAGCATCATTAACTGGCTTAACCCTAACTACGAGCGCTATGGCAAAGTCCGGTAATGGTTGCAGCTGAACTCGCAACCCTAGTTGCATCGGTCTTAGGATCAATTGCCCTACTGATTGCTGGCCTTCGCTACATAATTAAATTGGAGAATATTCCAATAGTGTCGCGCCTTGATAAAATGGAGTCTCAGCTAGAATTGGCCCTAGCGAGAGGGGTCAGAAATGGCAACGCGAAAGCGCGTAAGTAAAAAGCCAGTAAAGCGTAAGCGCACTACTAAAGAGACGCCTTTAACAAAGATTGATTTCTGGGCTATTGCTGCCAATGAAGTTTATAAAGCTTGTCGCAGAGCTGGAATGGACGAAGGCACTTCTCTGGCTTTCGCTATGGATCGTAGCTCTTATCCTGATTGGATAGTGCCTGCCGATGACCCAATAAAGAAAATTGGTTGGGAAGATGGCGAGGAAGATAACTAATCTACTTTCGAGAGGTTGAGTTATTCGAGGCTCTCAAGTCGCTTTATCCAGACTTGACGCCCTTATCAGCGACCGACCGAGCAGATGGCATTACCAGCGATTCTTACATTGAGCTCAAATGCCGTAGGACGCATTACGACCGCTTATTAATTGAGAAGAAGAAGTGGGATTATCTGGCCGATATAAGGGCTAGGACGGGCGCTAAGACCCTTTATATCAATGCCACACCTCAGGGCATCTACCAGTTCGACTTAGGGGCTCTAATAGAGCCTGAGTGGGTTTTGAAGAGCCTTCCGATTACAACCGATTTTAGCAACAAAGCTTATTCCGAAAGGCTATGCGGCTTCTTTGATATTCGACTCGCCGAGCTGTTGCTTGTCTAAATAGATTTAAGCAAATACATTTAACCCGTTAATCCATTTAGGGATTACAGAACGGGAGCAAAATGGTAAATAAAGTAACTCTTATTCGATTTGATTCCCAAGCAGGGGCTTGGACTGATGAGACAAATTGGGTTAAGGGATCAATAATAAGAAGATTTGCTAAAGAGCGGATGGGTAAGAAGCAGCTTCGAGGCCGTTTATCAAAGGCTGAAATCTCTGCATATTGGCTTGATAAATATGGGGTGAGCGCAGATGTTTCCTAGTTTATCTGATACGCAAGTCTTTGCAATAACAATCGGCGTTCCATTTTTCGGCCTTTACTTATGGGCTCTTTGGAGTTCAGCCAAAGCTAAAGCCTTTAATGAAGGATATAAGAGAGGAAGAGCAAGT